TCTCCTAAGTTTAAATAATCAACACTAGTAAGTAATGCTTTTTTAAGTTGTTGATTTTTACAAAAATTTGAAAATTCTTCTTCAACATATACTAAATCTTCGTCTGAAGATTTATATGCTTCACGAAGTTGTTCTTTAATAGATATTTGAAGTACTTCATTGTCAATTTTCTTTAATTCAACTTTTAGTATTTCCATTGAAATTGTACAATGGTATTTTTGATAATATTTTAATATTTCTTTAATAATCCATTTATGCGCTTGATTTGAAAAGTATTCATCTGATAGTATATCGTGTATACTAATTAAAAATTTTTTATCTGTTAGTAAACACGAGATTACTTTTATTTGAAAAAAGTTTCCATACTTATCTAGGGTTTGCAATGTCATAACTATTTTTTTATTTAAATGTAAAAATTAAATTTTATATTTCCAAATATACCCCCCAGAAGTTTTTGTTTTTCCAGCTAAGTTAGAAGAAATCCCATTAATCTTAGTAATTCTTTTAGCTTCTGTGATAGAAGAAAAAATATTTATAACTTCTTTGGTATAAGGATGAATTTGAATAATTGGCTTTCCTTGTTTTGGTTTTCCTTTTTTGGATTCACTTATTTTATCTCCCCAAATAATATTTCTTGGTTTTCCTTTTTTGGATTCACTTATTTTTTGCTTAGATTCTTCAGTATGTATTACTTTTCCTTTTCTATTTTCAGACATTTTTTTTCTTACTTCTTCAGTATAAAATACAGACATATTCATATTAAGTTTTGTTTTTTGTGCTTTTTCTTTAGTTTCTGTAGATGCTTTTTTACCTTTTATTGTTTTAATAAATTTTAATTTTATTTTTTCATATGTTCTACTAGAAAAAGAATAATTATGTGTAACATTTCGTTTATTTTTTCCTATACTCATTAACCATAATGCTTGTATTAATTTATGCTTATTAGGATATATTTCACAAAGTAACATATGACATAAAAAGTGTTCTCTTGCTGTAAGTTCTACTAAGTTTTCTTTATCATTATTTCCTCCTAAACATTTGGGAATAATATGATGTTTTTCTTTATATCCTTCTAAGATTCTATTTTGGGCGCGTTTTATAATTTGATTGTATATTTTTTGATAATTCATAATCGAGTTTTTTATTCGATTATAAATATGGGAGAAGTATGGTAAAAATACAATTTTTATTTATAACTTGCTAAATTTGTGAAGCAATTTCTTAACCAAAAATCTACATTTCTGATTATGTGCCCAAGTCCGTCTTCATTATAAAGTTCTAAAAATTCTTTAGGATGAAATTCGGGCGTGGGGCTTTCAATGGCATTTTGAATGTTGGTTTTATCTTTATCATCTAATAATGGGTTAGATAAATCCATAATTTTATAATTTTGTTCTAATCTATTTCTTTCTAAAACTATTCTAGCATATACGTCGTGTTGCTTATATTTTGATTCTGCTATTTCAAAAATATCTTCTAATGTAAGTGTTTGATTAGCCAATTCAGGAAACTTTTTTAATAATCCTTTCTCACCTAATCCTTTCACACCAGGCACTTTATCAGATGCATCACCTAAAAGCACTTTACGTAATATAAAATTTTCAGGCATTAATCCAAATTTTTCTTTTACTTGATGATGTGAAAATATTTCTTTTTCTACGGGACGATACACATCAACTTTTGGATTGACAAGCTGTAAAAAATCTTTATCAGAAGAAACTATTGTTATTTTAGTATCATACTTTTCAGGCATATATTTTGACATATAAGCTATAATATCATCAGCTTCTGCTTTAGGTATTGATAATAATTTAACCGGCAAACATTGCAAATAATGTATTAATCTCGATATTTGCCCAACTTTAGCATCATTTTCATCATCAACATCATCAAATACTTCCCAGTGTGTAATTCGCGTTAAATTTCGACCAGATTTGTATTCGGGAAGCAGGTTTCTTCTATTTGTAGAAGAACCTGCTCCGTCGAATACTATATAAACAGAAGATGGTTTTGTCAGATCAATCAAATATCCTAAAGAACGTATAAAACCCCCCATTCCACCAACATGCACTCCTTCAGCATTTGTAAAGCGCATTGTTGTAAAATTTCTAAAAAATAGATTTAGTGCATCTATTAATAAGACATGATTATGTTTCGAGGAGAATTTGTCCTCCTCCTCAATTACATTATCGAGGAGTTTTAGTAGTTCTTTATTCATATTTAATCTGGTTCTTGGGAGAATACATTGGTTGCTTCGAATGTATCTTCCTCTTCGAAGATATCAAAATCTATTCCACCAAGTATTACACTCCACTCCGCGGCGTGTGCATCTTTGTATGATTTGATTTCTTTATCAGAATCATTAATAAAACCATGAGGCGTCATAATAATTTTACCTCTTGATTGAACACCATTAATGTGATTTTTATCAATCTGGATGTTTGTGCGTTTAGCAAATTCAACTTGTTTACCATCTTTAATAGCTTTAATTTTGCTAGTACCAGCATTGGCTACATTTCCAAATGTAATAACAAATGTTGCATCAAACCACATTGCAAATCCACCTTTGTTCATAAGTTTAGGTTGTCCCATAGGAACTTCGGCTTTAGCCGTCCAAACTTTATTAACACATACTAATGTATTTGTATAAGGTGATGATTCTTTGCGTGATAAAGTGATTTTTTGATTTACATTATTACCAAATTGGGTTGACATTGCACCCGCATTCCATTCATTATTGTTTTTATTGGATTTAACCGAAAGTTCACATGGCACAGAACCGATTGAATCCCATAAAAATAACAAATCATACGGAAGATTGCCTTTCTTCTGTTCGTCTAATAAATCTAATATAAATGCTGCTACATCTTCAATTGTGTGAAGATTTTCTCTATCAACATATAAAAAATTACCTTCATAATCTAACAACTCACCTGTTGTTTCATCTACAATACGTTCAACCTGTAATCCCATTTGAGTTGCATGCTCCCAATTCCATTTCATCTCAGTAATAATAAAGACTGGCAGTACACCTACTTTTTGAGCAGATACTGCGGCTTCAATCATTGCTGTTGTTTTACCAGTATCCGAGTGACCACGTAGTAAAACTATGTGGCCCATCGGAATACCTGGTACTGATGTTGTTTCTTGGAAAGCAGGGCTCAAAGGAATCCATTTTTGGTCTTTAAACTTAACACTTGAGTTAAGCATTTTCTTAGATTTGAATTTATTTAAATCAAATCCTGATCTGAGCTCAGCTGATACAGCTGCTGTTAGTGATTCACTTTTTTTACGAGCCATAGTTGCTTTCTAATTTAAAATGGAAGATCGTCGGAATCATGCTCTGTATCTTCACCAAACAAGCTATCAAATTTTTCTGCTTTATTTGCTTTTGGAGCATTTTTAGTAGCATAATTTGTAGCTGGTTTTTCAGAAACAGGAGCTGGTGCTTCTTCCTCAGCTTCAGGAGCCAACCAAGTTTGGAGAGCAGTTTTCATTTCATCAAATGAATACTTTCTAAAAGATTCCATTGGGTTAGGTTGATTCTCCAAAACATTTTTCACATATGTCTTGTCTTCAGAAACCGGAGTTTCTTTAGTACGAGGCATAATGCTTGTCTTATTGTATGGTGTACCTGTAACTTCAGGCCCAACAGTTGTCAAGATAATGTCTCTACCACTAGCAACATCAGTAAAATCACCTACATCTTCGTTATCAGCTAGGTTCAAGAAATCCATATAGGTTTCTTTACCAAATTGCCACAAACGAACACCTTGGTCTTCTTCACCACGAACAATAACCGGAGCAAAAATACGAACTTTCGGGTCCAATTTGCGAGCCAATCTCCAATTTTCCTTATCGCTAGTTTTGCGAAGCTCTTTAGCAAATTCAGCAATTGGATCTCGTTCTCCCCAGTTTGTAGGTGACAACATTGTATTATTACCAATTCCATAGTAAAAATACAATTCGGTAAACGGGTTTTTCTTATTGTACTTATTAGGTACAATGCGAACCGTCTGTTTACCAACAGAAGGCTTCCAAAACACCTTCTTTTTCTCATCTGATTTCTCAGCTGATTTTGATTGCATTTCCTGCAATCGACGTTTCATTTCGTTAATATCCATAACTTTAAAATTTTTGGTTAATGATTAAATGTAATAACTGATTTTGGCTTCACCAAATTAAATTTCAATAATTTTAAAAATTTTCGTATTTAATTGTTTAAATTGTCCTTCCTGTGTCAATAAAATACTATTTTTATAGTGTTGCCATTCCACTCTGTAACTCGTATCTACAATACCGCCATTTAATGACTTTATAAGTTCATTTAACGCATTAATCGTGTATAGCGTATTGGTCGCTTTATTTCGATGGACCAATATGGTATTTGCCGGTATAAACGCCATATTACCATTTTCTATGTTATATGTCAGCGCATATTCTCCAGTACTTTTAACATATAAAGCAAATATCTTATTATACTTAATAGTATAAGATGAAATTATACTTGATACAAGTGCATCTAGATTCTCTTGATCTACGAATGTGCACAATAGTTTATTATCCAAATCTGTGATATTTAAAGGGATTCCCCCTCCATAAATATCATCATAATTGCGTAAAATCATATGATTCTCCATAACTTAGTTTTGTTTGTAACCCTTTTTGTTTAAAAATGTTTAAAATGTCGTTTAAAATATCTTCTGATTCGTCCCAATCCAATAAAAAAGCATCATAAGTGTATAATACAATTTGTGTGTTTTTTCCTCGTAGTAGTCGAATCATCTTCTCCAAGATACGAACATTATTTGCGGTCTCCAACCCTTGTAAAATATAATTGAAAAGCTTTTGCGGATTCATGTTTTCTAATTTATCCTTTTTAAGGCAATAACCCGAAATTGGCACAATAACTTGCCCCGAGTTATTAAATTCTTCCCATTTATCGTTTATGTACGATCCAATTTTTTTAAAAAACTCCAAATCTTTGTATGCTTCAAATACGCCCCCATACATTTGCTGAAATGTGATTGTTTTAGCTTCTTGATAAGAAACACCATACATTTTGGCAAATGCATTGTGGATATCATTATCACCAAAATCGAAATCAACCAAAGTAGCAGCCAAAGCAGGATGATAAGCTGATATATCAATTTCTACAAATTTAGAGTTTTTAGGTATGAATGATTTTCGGGTCCCATTGTTTTTTGGGATAGCTAAAAAGTTAATGCCATTAAAAGTATTACTTGGTCTACTTGTGGTAGTATCCAAGTTATATTGCGTGTATATTGTGTTATAGTGTATATTATGCAGGGCATTATATTTTTCATAATAGGTGTCGAATACGGGTTGATTAATGTATATGCCTTGAGATTCGATGTAAAA